CAATTAAGAGAGCAGAAGTATTAGGTGAGCATGGATTTAAAAATATTGATGATCTCTTTGTTAATCTAGATGAGGCTTTAGATGTAATGAATGCTAGAGTAAGAGATGTTAAAGGAAGCTCTGACCCTATGGTAATGAGTAAAATGGATTATTTAAAAGGTTTAAAAGGAAATCAAAATGTAGATGATTTAAGATTTTTAGTTGATGAAAGTGGTGATGTCATATTTGTTACTCAAGGAGGTGCACAAAATTTTATTAATACTACAAATGTTGCAGAAGAATTAGGAAAAATTAAAAAACAATTTGGAAACAGAGGAATAGATGTATTAATAGAAGGTGCAGAAGGGGGTCCTTTAGAAAAGTTATGGAAAAATTTAGATGAAGACGGAAATGTATTAAATAATTTATATATATCTCCAAATGAATCTAATCTTTTAGTCCAGCAATTTAGAAGAATAAATTTAGAAGGGTTGCCAGGTTCTAAATTTGATACAAAAAAATTATGGGATGCTGCTGTTCGTGACAATGATATTGCTACTGCTGCATTAGATAATGTAGTAAATTTAGCAAACAAAGGAAAGATAAAGCCGAGCATTAGAACAAGAATAAAAAGTGGTCAAGGTCCATCAGCACATATTTCTCGTAATACTATTGCAAAAGGTCTTCGACAACTAGATGAATACACTGCTGCCGTAAAAAGTATTACGAAGGAAAACAAAGCAATAAAAGATATGTTTGAGGAATACGGTCTAGGAGAATTAGCTATTAGAGTTGCTAAAGGAGAGAAAAATTACAAAAATATGGCTGATGCATTATTAGATGTAGAAGCACCAGAAAATTTAGAATCTTTCTTGAAATTTTTTACAGAAACAGTAAAGAAACAAAAAAGAGCAATTAATCAAGCTAGTAAATCAGCATCAGATGAATACACTGAATTAGTTAATGAAGGTGCAATAGAGCCATTAAAAACAACAACAGGTGCACAAAGAAGAGCTATTGAAGCTGTTGAAAGCGGTCCTATGGATAGTCAGGTTTCAAAAGTAGATTTTGATGAAACCGGTAGAACTGGAACTAAAATAGCGGACGAAGAAAAAATAAACTTTGTTGATAGTGATATGTCTTTAGATGAGATGGAAAATTTTGTAAAAAATGAAATAAAAACCATGGCGTTTAAAAGAATGATAAATGATGATGGTCAGATATCATTAAAAAATGTTCAACAAATGATTAATAAATTAGGTGGTAATAATATTGGAGCTCCTAAGATAAAAGGTTACAGCGGGCGTAGCTCTTTACAAATTATTTTTGGAGACGATACTGCTAAAGAGCTTTTAGAATTTTCTAGACAATTGGGCCAAGCAAGGACCGCTATTAGTAGATCAGCTAAAAATAATCCACTAATTAAAGAATTAGACGAGGAATTAGGACAACTTAACGATATTTTTGAAAATTTTACAGGAAACAATCAATCTCTTGATGATGCTTTGAAAGCATTTAATAAAACCAGCAAAGAATTAGATCAATTAAATAGTCAAGAATTTTACACAAAACTTAAAGATAATAATTATGATCTAGGTTTTACGATTGACCCAAAAACAGGAAAAGTAATTCCTGATGTTGATTTTTTTCAATTTACAGAAGATTTATTTAGTGACAAGGTTTCAACGCCAATTATTAAAAAAGTAGTAGAACGATTAAGAGAAAAAAACCCAAAGGCATTAGATGCTCTTCGTGGAAGAGTTATGGATAAATTTTTGAAAGATGTTGGTTTTGAAGATTTAACTACTGATGCACAATTTATTAAAGATGTTGATAGATTATTAACAGACGAAAACATAAAAAGAGTAATAGGAAAAGTAGACCCAAAAAGATGGGATATTATTTTTGGTGACTCAATAGACAAAAATCCATTTAAACAATTTGAAAAATTAAAAACAATTAAACAGGCTTCGAGAGCAGCAGCAAAAAGCAGTACAATGGGAACTATTTTAGCTGCCGCTTATGCTGTTAGATTTGCAGGCATACCTCTTACACTTGCCTCAGCATTTCTTGGATCACCTGGTTTATTTGTTGGTGTAGCTGGTTTAACTGCTGGTTTTGCAAGTATGAAAGGATTATCAAATGCTCTTAGAAATCCTAAAATATTAAAAATATTAGCTGAAACAAGATTACCTCACCAAGCAACAAGATCACGAGATATTTCTGAGGCGGCTAATGCTATAGCAAAAATATTAAACAATATGGCAAGAGAACAAGAAGATGAATTTAGACAATTAGGAAAAACATCTCGTTCTAAATTACCTAGATCAATAAGAGGAAGGCAACAATCTTCTGAAGGTCTTTTAGGAAAAGCTGTTGATACATTAAAAGGTACTAAAGATTTAGCGACTACTGTAGCTGGTGAAGCAATGGCAGTTGGCCCTAATATACCAAGAAATTTTGCAAACTTAATTGAAAAAGGATTAACAGGCAAATCTATTAGTAATCCAAAAAAATCTACAACACCACTACCACAAGTAAACACTTTTGATGATACAATATATTCAGAGCTTGAAAGACGAAGGGCTCTTGCTGGAAACAACCCAAAGAATCAAGATTTAGTGAGGAGAAGATAAATGCCACCTTTAACCAATCCACAGCTTTTTCCAAAATCATCTTCTGCTTACGGATACAAAAGTCCTTCACGAAGAAATGTTTTAAGTTCTGATATTGTAGGATTATTACAAAGAGACCCAAGAGGAAGTGCAAAAATACCTACTAAAGGTCTTCCTTCTTATGCTTATGCAGACCCTAGTTATAAAGGTGTTCCTTTAAGGCCAGGTGTAGGATTAGGAACAGGACAAGGTGTAACTTTTGGAGGCACACCTCCAGGTCTTGCAGGTAACACACCAGTGCAAAGTTATAATCCTATGGATAATTTAGGTTATGAATCTGGAACAATGGGTTTTGGAACTCCATCATTAGGAGACGCAGTAAAAGATTCTTTAAAAATTGGAGCCGCTACTACTGGTGTTGGAACATTATTAGATTATGCTGGATTACCAACTCTTGGTTTTGCATCAATGAAAGGTAATATGGGTTCTTTAAATCCTTTAAATTGGTTTAAAGATGAACCAGGTTTTCTTGAAAGTGCTGGCGGAGCTATAAGCAGTGGAATTGGAAATTTAGGAAATTTAT